TACCGAAGTTGAGTTTGATATTACAGATATTACTATGGCGTGTAAGTCAGTATATAATCAAATGTTAGAGGCCAATATTGCACCAGAAATGGCAAGAATGATATTACCTCAAAGTATGATGACAGAATGGTATTGGTCAGGCACAGTATATGCCTTTGCTCGTGTATGCAATTTAAGGAACAAAGCAGATGCACAAGAAGAAACAAGAATGGTAACATATGAAATTGCTAGACATATGAAAGACCACTTTCCTGTTTCGACTAAGTATCTATTAGACTAGTATGTATGGTGGATTTGAAGTTTATAAAGAATATTTGGCAGTTAAAAATCATTTTACTACCGATAGTTATGACTATGGGAAGTATGGTGGAAAAGTTAATGTCAAACTTGAAAGTTTTACGAAACGGAATGATAGGCACTTTTTTCATAAGTTATCTAAAAGATTTAATGAGCGAGAGATTACTTCTTATTTTGTTAGTAATTTCCTTGTTAATAATAATAAGTGGGTGGGTGATTTAGTACGAAATGACGGCTCTGAGGAATATATTAAATGGAAAAAATACCAAGACAGTTATAGGTACCATTTTCGAAATGATTGCGTATTGGTTTGTGATGACTTTATTTCTAATAGCCTTTCTTTTGATGCTGGTTTGGGCGTGGTTAGCGGACAACATCCTAGACTTTTACGATTATATCTCAGAAAAAAAATTAATGTCCAGACTTTATACATCATTAACAGAATTATTAACTTCAGCCGTAAATGGGATAATCAAATTGAAGAAAAGATTGTTTGGCCAGGAGTAAGTAAGAAATTAAAAAAGATGCAACCATTTGTACAATATAATTTGGTTGAAATGAGAGATGTGATGAAAGAGGTTTTTGTAGATGGCTAGTAGAGTGTTTTGTATTGGTAATGGTGAAAGTCGTAGAGATTTGAGTTTACAAAACTTACGAAAACACGGTAAGATTTATGGCTGTAATGCCTTGTATAGAGATTTTACACCAGATGTATTATGTTCAGTTGACCACGGTATGATGCACGAAATCTATCACGCTGGTGTGGCACAGAAAATACCTTGTTTCTTTAGAGATTGGACAAAAGTACCAGCAATGCATTATGAAACTATGGTAAATGGTGGTATGAGTGAGGTTGAGGCCAAAGAACATTTAGATGATATACTTGTATCAAATGAAAGAGGTGACAGCGACCAATTTGTAATGCACGGTGCCAATTTAAAAGGCATTGTTGAGATGATTAAAAGAAATGGTGAGAAGTATAAAAAGAATGTAAACAACTCAACTATCAAAGTATCTTGGATTAAGAAACCAGATATGTCAACATCACTAATGGATATTATGGTGAATGAGTTTGGTGATAAGAAAACACCAAAAGACCACGGTTGGTCCTGTGGTCCAACTTCAGGTTATGTTGCAGTAAAAAGAGAAAGACCAAAAGAGATATTTTTAATTGGCCACGACTTATATTCTTCTACAAAATTTATTAACAATATGTATAAGTCAACTAAAAATTATACAGCACAACAAAATGCACCAACACCTTGTGTGAATTGGATTAGACAATGGTATACCCTATTTCAGTGGTTTCCAGAGGTCAAATTCTACAAGGTAAACCAGTTTAATGACGGTAGAGATGCCGTTAACTCTCCTATAGTAGAATGGGAGAACAATAAAAAATTGCCAAATGTGGAGTATATTGATTATTCCACGCTTGACATTTTGCTATAATTGTTATATTATAGTAATATGCGTAACAGAAATATATTTGCAAGTGTATTTCTTCTTGTGGCTGAACAACGCTTAAGCGGGTGTAAGGCATGGGTAGAGAGGGTTATGGCCGAATGGCTGAAGACACTCTATTCAGTTGTAAGTAGGGACCATCTAACTATTAGATTGGACGCTTCCCGGAAGCTTGTGGGTAAACCAATAAATCCCACCGAGAACGCTAAAACTTGTATAAATAACTATGAGGCCGATTATACAGGCCACACGAAGACAACGAATACGAAAACATACAAAGGAGAAAAATATGGATTTTGAAAGTCTAAAACAAAGTCAAAGTAATTTTGACGCTATCACAAAAGCTCTGGAAACTAAACTAGCTCCAGAAGACCAAGCAAACAAAAACAAATATCAGGATGACAGGTTTTGGAAACCTGAGATGGACAAGAGTGGTAACGGTTATGCCGTTATTCGTTTCTTGCCAGCATCCAATGGCGAAGATATGCCATGGCAAAGAGTATGGTCTCACGCCTTCCAAGACAAAGGTGGTTGGTATATTGAGAACTCTTTGACAACACTTAATCAGAAAGACCCCGTATCTGAAGAAAATACTAGACTTTGGAATACAGGCCTTGATAGTGATAAAGAGATTGCTAGAAAAAGAAAGAGAAAACTTTCCTATTATTCTAACATCTATGTTGTATCTGACCCAAAAAATCCTCAGAATGAGGGTAAGGTGTTCTTGTACAAGTTTGGTAAAAAAATCTTTGACAAGATTACGGAAGCGATGCAACCGGCTTTTGAAGATGAAACACCAATCAATCCATTTGACTTTTGGAAAGGTGCCAACTTTAAGTTGAAACTAAGAAAAGTTGATGGTTATTGGAACTATGATAAATCTGAATTTGAGAGTGTATCACAGATTAAAGAAAGTGATGACCAAATTAAAGCAATTTGGGGACAACAACATTCTCTAAAACAATTTGTCGACCCTAGTAATTTTAAGACCTATGATGAACTCAAAGAGAAACTGAATAGGGTAATTACGGGTTCACAAAGCACTGTAACTGCTGACCAAGTAGACCTCCCACCAACGGCAGCGAAATCAGTGAAAAGTGAAGATGTATCTGCTATGTCAAGTAATGTTAATTTACCTGAAAGTGAACTAGATAATGATGAAGATGATACTTTATCATATTTCAGTAAATTGGCAGACGAAGACTAGTATCTCTCTCTCAATTACATCTTAATACTTTGAAAGGGCATCCGAAAGGGTGCCCTTTTTTATTGGAGCCTTTAAAAATCATATAAATAGTAGTATGGCAAATATATTCGACCCCTTAAAAGATTTACAAGGTAATCAATTAAAGTCTGCTAGATGGTACAGAAATGCAGCCTCTTTGATTACTGATAGAGCATCACAAACTAGATTATTGCGTGAAGGTAAAATAAACGGCAGACCTAGTGCAGGCCGTATGAATATGTTTGTGTATGATGCAAAGACTAAAGCGAAGTTACCATATTGGGACGCTTTCCCTTTGGTATTACCTGTAGATACATTTAGAGGTGGTTTTGTTGGTCTTAATTTTCATTATTTGCCTTATGGTGTAAGATTTAAATTATTAGAACAATTACAAACTTTCGCAAGTAATGACAAGTTTGATAGTAGTACAAAGTTACAAGTTGGTTATAGTAGTTTAAAGGGACAAAGTATTATAAAACCGGCAGTTAAAAAATATTTGTGGCGACAAGTCAGGTCAAATTTTAGAAGAATTGATGTTGATGAAATGGCTATCGCATGTTATTTACCAGTTGCCGACTTCCAAGGTTCAACACTTGGTAGAGTATTTGCAGCTGCAAGGAGAATTATCTAATGGCAATTTTAAGAGGTGGTAGACGAATTGGTAACTATGATATTCGTATCGGTTTTCCAAGAGATAGGTCGTTAGACAATGTAGAAGGTGACCCTAGGTTAAAAAGAGCACCAGGCGGTGGTAGAGAATCCACTATTAACAGATTTATTGCAAACATAAACCAAGGTGAAGGCCTTGCAAGACCAAATAGATATTTGGTTGTATTTAATCCACCTGAAAAATATAAATTAGGTTCTGTAGGTAATAAACAAACAGAATTTGGTCCACCACCATATAGAAGATTTGAACAGTACAATCAAATGGACTTAAAACGAAATGTTGGTATGATGTGTAACAAGGTGACTATGCCTAGTAGAGATATTAATACTACAGCTGTTCAGTTATATGGTCCTGCTAGAGAGATACCATACTCTTATAGTTTTCCAGGTAATATTGAAATGACTTTTTATGGTGACAAGTTTTTAAGACAAAGAGTTTTCTTTGAAGAGTGGCAAAAGTTAATTTATGACTTAGGCACACACAATATGAACTTCTATGATGATTACATTGGCACAGTTGATATTTTACAACTAGGTGCATTTGAAAGTAATGATGATAGAGATAGAGTTACATATGCAGTAAGATTATACGAAGTTTATCCATCAACTATTGGTTCTATGGAATATAGTTATGGTGCAAACGACCAAGGTGTCAGTATACCGATTACATTTAATTTTAGAAGTTGGTATAACTTAACATCTGGTGAATTAGCAGACGCAACAATAGGTAAATCATTTGGTGATGTGCCTACAATTAAGGCGTCTAAAGATTTTGGTTTGTTTGGTGGCATATTAGATAAATTACCACCAGAACTAAAACGAGCTGGTAGAGATGTGCTCAACCAGGTTAAACGAAGCATACCGATTGGTAGAGCGACAGGTGGAAGAGTATTCCCACCATTTTTATAATATAACAAGGAGATATTATGTCATTACCTATATTAGAAACAGCGAAGTATGAGTTGACATTGCCCTCACAAGATATGAAAGTGTCATATAGACCTTTTCTTGTAAAAG